TACCTGTTCGTCGTCAATATTAACTTGGAGGACAGGCTCACCAAGCTGCCTCTTACAGTAAGTGATAAGATCAGCCCTAGAACTTGGAGATGCCATTACACACAAAAAATCCCTTCTTACCTATTTATGGGAAGAAGGGATTTAGTATTTATTCTACTACTTCGGTTGGTGCTGTTTCTGCTTCTGGTTCTTGCTCTAGAAGTCCCAGAGTTTCAAGACCACCTTGAAGTTTGATCTTATACTCTTTTGCTTTGGATAAATTTTTCTCCAGGTCAGCAATTTGCTTTTCTGTTTCTGCAATTTGATCTTCAAAGTTTTTCTTTAGTGTTGCGGGATCCATAGTTATCACGTTGAATAGTGTGTGTAATATTTATTCTACCACTTTTTAAGTGGACATGATGCTGCTTTAAATTTAGTCTTCCACGGCATATTGCATCCACAATGTCTGCATTCTACTCGTGGTGTCCAAACACCATATCCCCCAGTTTCTGGATTATATTCTCCGCCAATATACATTGGAATATAATCATCACAGTTCTCACAAATAGAAATCCTTTCTTTTTGTAGAGAATTTTTTACCAATCCACTTTTAATTAATTCAGTGGCATCAGTAACAAAATTTTTATCAAATTTCATTTACCATTTATTAAGAGGACACTTTGCATCTTTAAATTGAGTATACCAGAAAGCGGGACATTTTTCAACCGAACAATCTTTTTTCTTATCGTCAGATTCCCAACGATTTTCGGCACCAATATAGTCTCCTTGTAATTGCTCACATACCTGACATTTTTGCCATCTATTAAATCTTTCAGTGTCAGATGCTTTTGCAACTGATTGATGATTAGATACGAAATTTGCTTTATCCATTTTATTTTGCCCAAATTTGTACAGAACCGCCGTTGCCCATCCAAGAACCACCAGCAAATCTACCAGGAGATCCACCACAATAACTTGGGTGAGTTCCTAGTCCAGAGTTAACACAGTTTCCGTTATCATGAGAATTGAAACCAAACATCATATTTTTACCGCAACCACGAAGACCTCTATTTTGTCCTACTGATTGTGAAGCACTACTTCCATATCTTTGGAAGCATGGATCTCCTTGACGATCTTGACCGAATGTGGATCTCCATGAACTATATGATGAGTTCCAAGTCATTGAATATTGTGTTGTGAACATCAAATCTTTTGGAGATGCCGTTCCTCCAAAACTAAATTCAAATGATCTATAGGAACCATCGGCACCCGCTCCACTAAATCCACCAGCAGTAACTCTAATTTGACTGCATGTGTTGAAAGCAGTAAATGCTGTAGATTTAGCAAAACTACCATACGATCCTGCAATCAACAGGTTAGCGCCATCATCTCCAGTTGATGTCCATCTACTATCATCATATGCTACAGAATCATTTCCTGCTCCTCTCATCACCAACATCCAACCACCGTTGGACATGTCACAATAAATTTGTCTTGGTCCAATATTTGGAACGTTTAGCCAATACGCTCCATTTGCTGCACTTGGATTTAAAGCTAAAATCTCGGAAACGCTGTTAGCAGCTCTTTCTGCAGAAGATCCATCGGCACCGCCGCCACCACCAATACTAGTCCATTCTTCTCCAGTCCAGATTTCTACGGTAAGATCTTCTGAATTGAAAATCAACGTTCCTACAGCAGCACCACTTGGACGTTGCGCTGTAGTGTAATTTGGAAGAACTAATGAATCTGATATATTAACAGTTCCAACGTTTAACTGAGACATGTCTAAATCCTATACAGTGCTATTTATCTTCTAAGTATCAGTCCAAATCTTCTTCAAAATTCTCTTTTGAGAAATCATAATTTACATACTCATCCATATCCCATTCTGGTTTTCTCACTGAAGATTTTACACTAGCAATATATGCATAAAATTTTCCATTCTTTCCAGGCACTGCGCCACTATCCATATCATGCCAGAGCAAGTCTAATTGCTTTCCTAAAGGACCGTATGCATTACCACGATCCTCAATGAACTTACCCATCTGCTTGTTCCTAGCATCAGACCATTCACGGAATTTAGATCTTTTTCTTGGAAAATTCATTGCCATTTTTATCGTTCCTTAATTGTGAAAGTATACTTACCATTATCTATAGTTTGTGGTAGGAAATTCATAGAAATTGTTGTTCTACCTTCCCAGAAATTTGTCATGCCATAATAACCATGACGTAAATTTGAAGACCAAAGAATAAGATCTCCAGAAGAGGGATATAGAGTTTCTACCCTTCTTGTATATTTATTGGAATTATCATTCCAATCTCTCTGTAGCATTAGTGTAGGCCACATCTCAATGTTTTGGTGATAAAATTCAATACCAGAATGCACCCACTCCTCACGATGAACATAGTATGTACCAGAAACAATACAATTATGATGGTTATGATCTTGCTGACTTGCTCTCTCCTCGCATACGTTCATCCAAGAATCTGTAATCAACATTTTATTGTCGTCTTCTACTTTCCAATCAAGAACTTGAGTTAGAAAATGTCTGGCACAATCTTGAGACCATTCTCTTAGTTCTTGTAGTTCTGGAATTTCATGGAGAATAGACAATCCAGATTGATTAAAATAATGATGCAATCCTTGCTCATTAATGTTGGTGCTATATTCTGGACTATCTTTAGGAGTTTTTTCTCTAATCTCCTTACAGATTTCCTTGATAGTTTCAATTTTGTCTGGATCGTAAGAGTATCTAGTTACGACAGTCGGAAACAATTCAAAATTTTCGTATTGCATGATTAAAAATATACTGGTGGGGTTTTTGCGTTTTTTGGAAACTGTGCTACTGAGTGAATAAAACACTGCAACGTTAATCTGGGACCACTATTTGCTGTGCTTTTATTAACCTTATGGAGGATGCCATGTTTACCTCCTTTGTTGACAATAGCTCTATTTGGTTTTGGATAAAAATAATGACCAGATCCACTTTCCATAATTAAATTATGCAAATCATTATTTTCAAATATTTTCCAAGTGAGATTTTCTTTATTCTCTTGGATATATTCGTTCGCTTCACAGGTCAAAAATTCACCTCCCCATTCTGGATTCCATTCTTTATGTGTATAGAAAGTAACGGCACCAAGATAATGACTATCGTTATGCCAACTCAATCCAGTTTCTGGAGGCCAAACATATGGTGTCATACTAATCATAGACACATCATCCAAATCAAACAAACCAGAGTTTGTTATCATGTCATTGACCTTTCTGATATAGGGCAACAGAATTTTATACTCCCCGTCAAGATCTGGTTCTTCATTAATTGCCCACATTACTTGACGACCCATTAAGATCTGTCCATCTTTCAACGACCAAACTTTATTCCATTCTCCTTGACTTTCTCGGAAAATGTATGGTTGGTAATTGAACATATCAAAAAGACTAGAAAAGTCTTCGGGATCTAAAACATCGTCGAAGACTTTCGTGTTATTAGCATCAAAAAAGAGTTTCATACAATGTCATCATATAAGGTATTTATTTACATCACGTTTTGGTGTTTGTGGATAATAGGTAGCGAGAACCGATACCATATGCACCACCATCATTATAACCCATGTTGGTGCTAATGTTAGTTCCATTGGGTCTAGAACTACCGTAAATTCTTAGGAAACCATTACCGTTATAGTCACCGTTTGGTTCTGAGTGTGTGCTATCTCTGATCCACCATCTTTGACCACTTCTAACTCTCCACTCACCACAGTTGTTACCACCATAGTAACCACTTCTCATGATACATCCAGTGTAGTTACCACCACCATTTGGTTTGTAGACGTGACCTACACCTTCCCAATACGAGGCAAAGTTTCCATTGTCAAAAGTTTGTACTGCTCTAGCAGCAGCTCTCCAATTATTCTGTGATCTACCTTCCCAAAGATTTAGTCCGTAGAAGTTACCAGCGTTGTGGTCATTAACATATGAAATACCAGGACCACCTGAAGTATAGTAGAAATCATATCCACCACCATCTTCAATAAAATCTACATACATCTGAACTGGTTGTGTCATTGTTGGTGACTTGATGTAATATAGACCGTTGGAACTGGATGGAAAATCAGATGCCAGTTGCAATCCACTGGTAGATGCTTTGTCTGGTGAAGATCCATCGGGAGCAACATCTCCGCCAGCAATTACCCATTCTGCTCCATTATAGATTTCAAAAGTTTCGTCATCAGTGTTATAACCAATAAATCCAATCTCTGGAACAGCGGGGCGTGATGCAGCAGTCCAGAGGGGAACTCTGAAATTCCCCTCAATTACTAGTTTGTGTCCACTTGGAACCGTAATTGTTTGATTGCTTCCCTCAATCTGTGACAGTCTTAGTGTACTCATCTTAGATTATACGATACTCCATACACCACCATTTGCAATGGTGATTATTACTCCACTATTTATAGTGATAGGACCAGCACTTAATGTGTTGGATGTGGAAGGAACCGTAATCGATTGATTAATAGAGTTACGGTTTGTCTTCATAACACCATATGGATCCAACCACTGTCTATCACCGTTGATATACATTGTCTGCTCAACTGCTTGACCAGTCATTGTAGTTCCATTGAAATTAAGTCTACCGCCAACTTCCAATTCGTAAGAAGGATCAACAATGTTGATACCAACCTTGGACAATCTGTAGATATCATTTCCGTTGGTCGCTTCTGTCCATCTTGAGGTAACAAACTCGGCGTTGTTCTGGAACAACTGACCGTTGATGTTAATATCACCTTGGACGTTCAGGTTGTAGTCTCTGGTGACATTACCTCCATCGGAAGTATCAACACCAGAGAATGCAGTGGTATTGATAGCAACTCTATTGGTAGTACCCTTAATCGCAAGAGCTGGCGTTGCTTGATAGGTAGCAGCACCACTTCCATCAGTTGCTTGAATTGCAAATACGTCATCTGCAATAACTTGGTTGGTGAGACGGAAGTTAGATAGATGACCACCAGCGTAAGATCCACCAGTTGCACCTTGTAGATATAGATAAGCTCCAGTGTTAGTGGTGCCTCTATTAACTGCCATGTACTCAGTGGCATGTACTTCGTCAGCATGGAGTTTATCCCATCTTACTGCTGAAGTTCCTAGTTCACCATAACCATCTTGCTTAGGAATTAACTGACCAGTTCCTTTAACGATCAGTACAGTGTTAGCAGTTGCTGCTGGAGCTTCTGCAACAAAGTAGAACGATGCTTGATCACTACCACTAATATCCTTCTTATACGCAATTCTACCGTCTGCGGTTTCAGCACGGAAGTCAAGAGCAGCAAATGTATTTGCACTGCTGTTGGTATTCTGAATTAGAGCACCAGCAGTAGTTCCCGCTGTCATTCCAATTACGCCAGCAGCAACATCAGTTTCTGTTGAAGCATAACTTACATGCAGTGGGCGTCTTGCATTTGCCTGTGAAGTGTTAATACCAACTCTGTCGTTGGTGTAGTCAACAGTAAATACGTTACCGTCAACATTAACATTGCGAGCAAATGCAACTTCTCTTTGTACCGTTAGTGTACCCTCAACATAGAGGTTAGAAGTTGGGTCAGTTGGACCACCAGAGTTAAGAATGTTCAGCGTTCCAGTCATGCTGTCGCCAGCTTTCAGAACGTTGAGTGATGCAGCACCAATAATACGTCCAGCATTACCTTGAGCATCATTGATCAGGGTAATATCATGTGCTTCAAAACTTCCAGTTGTGTCACGAATTACAGCGTTTCTTACATTCAGTGTTTGACCAGTGAAAGTGGAGAAACCGATGGTGGAAGTAAACTCTGTGTTTCCTTCATGCCAGATTGGACTATTATTTGCAGTGAGTGCAGTGTTAGATCCAACTAGAATGTTTAGAGAACCACTACCATCCGATGAAGTACCACCAGAAGCAACAATTGCAGAGTTATAGTTTGGAGCAAATGCCTGGGAAGAACTGAAGTAGATACCAGGAGATGTACCTGTATTAGCAGCAATTCTTCTACCAAGTCTTAGGTTTGCTGTGCCAGAATCAACTTCGAGAGATGCAGCGGTATATGTGTTATCATCTGCTAGAGCAAAATCTGTCCAAGCAGCATACTTAGTAACAGCAGTAGCAGATGCTAGACCCAACTGATATGATCCAGCAAATCCACCAGTCAATAGAATTGCCGTTAGGATGCTATAGTTATTTGTAGGATCATTGGAATCTGGGAATGGTTCCATGTTCCTGATGTATACCTGACCCAATGCCTGAGCACCAGTTACATCATAGATGTTGATAGTATTACCAATACCGAAGATAGTTCCATACTGAGCATCATTTAGGATTACATTATCAAAGAGAATTCTGTATGCTTTCTTACCAGACAAGAGAGCATTTCCTGATTGTGCTAGAGGTTCTTTAATTTCGATTTTATTATCAAATCCTTTAGCAGACATAAATCCAGGAAGTCTGCTATCAAACAACTCACCCTCATTGTGATGAGTTACATCTCTGTACCACTCAGATGTTTTGTTCTTAAATCTGAATGCGTCAGGACCTTCATCTCTGCCAGAAGAAGCGTCATTACCAGAAGTCCAAATCTTATTCCAATCACCGAACTGAGTGACACCGAAACCAGTACCACGGATGTACATGTTGGTTCTTTCGTCATTGCCAGTATCAGAGAAGGCAATTTGCTTGAGACCACCATACTGAGTATCAGAACCAGAACCTCCAGGTCTGACAGTTAACAGAGCATGTCTACCAGAGTTTCCAGTTGTAGCATCTTGTAGACCTACCTCTGGCCATTGCTGATATAGATTGACCGTGTTGTTGAACTTGTTCTCCAACTGCATACCACCAAGGTATAGAGTTGGAGCAGGTGCGGTAGTAGCACCACTGATATCAGACTGTAGTCTTGATGCTGAAGTTGCATTACCATCAACATCAATTGAATAAGTTCCAGATAATCTGTCTGGATCCAATGTTCCAGTTAGAATGTTAGAAGCATTCTGATAGAACTCACCTTGTCTGTTATCAAGAAGGTCAGCGTTTAGTCCACTACCAGCACCAGTTTTAAGTGTGACCGAACCATTTCCATCTGCACCAATGGTGAATTGTGACTTACGAAGTCTAACAACACCAACTGTTCCATAGTCATCGGTACTGATTGTAGAACCTTCGCCACCAGCTCTTGCAACGTCAATAGCAACGTTTGCGTAGTTCTTATTTACAGTAGATGTCTTGGCGAGAAGAACTAGACCAGATCCAGATCCAATCTCTGGTGGATCAGCATTAACAGTAAAATCTTGATCATAAGCAGTACCAGGAGAAGTAACAGTTACCTTAGTAACAACACCATTGTCAACCCTAACATTTGCTCTCAGTCCCGTTCCATTTCCTCCAGTTAGAGGAACGTCAAAGTAAACGTTGTTACCTCCAAGATCCGCAGCATATCCACTACCACCGTTCAGGATAAGAACCTGATCAATGAATTGGTTCTGTGTATAACTTGCTTCAAAAATTAGTGGAGATGATCCTCTGTTAAATTCAACGACGGAACCAGAATTAATCTGTGCTGTCAGAGGTCTGTCAATAGTAATTGTAGTTGCAGAACCTTCTGTGGTTACAGCAGAAATTGTAGTGTCTGCTTGAATTCCATTACCAGAAACAAGTTCATTACCAATCAGCATATTACCATTTGCTGGGAATATTAACTGAGTAGCATTGATATTTGCTGTCTGGGAAAGGACAGCAAAGTATCTAGTTTCAGCACCCTTAATTGACTGAACAGTAGGAGCGTATGATTGGTCTCCTCTTAGGAATGTGAATGAGTTTGCAGAACTGGAGTTGCTTGCCAATCTTGCAGTTGAAATAATACCCTCAACAATCTGAGAAGCAGAGAAACTTGTAGATGCGAGAGATACCCAGTTGTTAACATCAGATGCAGATGTGTTGATAACTCTATCAACTGGTACTGTTGTTGGAACAGTATCGCTAGAATCAAACTCATCAGCTTCGGTCATCTTGACCCTGTTAACAATATCACCATAAAGTCTGCTTTCAATTAAAGCAACACCTTGTGCAGCAACACCGTTAGCTCCTAGACCACCACTAAACGTAACAGTTGGTGGGATAGTATATCCTTTACCACCGATGTATCCATTATAGAGTTCGATAGTAACAGCAACTACCTGACCACCAGCAATTTCTGCAGTAGCTAGTGCAGCAACAGCACCTGCTTGTGGGTTTCCTCCAGAAATTGTTACCGCAGGAGCGGTAACATATCCAGATCCTGCGTCTGTAATCGTAATCTGATATACAACACCCTGTCTGTATTCTGTTGCTTGTAATCTACCACCAGATACACTACCAGTGAATACATCACCTAGAGTAAACTGAATAGTTGGATCTACAGCAAAACCAAGGAATAGACTATCATTGTCATTGTTTAGAATGTATGATCCATTGGTGTCTTGCTGAATTGCGATATCACCAGCAAGAGCACCTTCTAATGCCAATCTTTCATCTAGATCTGCAACTGTGAAGACGTTAAATGGTCTTAGAGCAGGGATCTGGTCAATGTTAATCTTACCACTATCAGTAAGTTCAACTAGTGCTCTAGGAACTGGGTTAGTTGAATATGGTTTATTGAGATATGGACCGAGGTTATTGGTAATGTAATCTCTAACTGCCTTTTGAGTTGGTAGTTTAGAGTTGCTTGAAGTAGCACCACCAAGGTTATCATCAGCATCGAAACCAGTAACAACAACGTCACCGCCTCTCAGTTTCAAGAATTCAACTTCCGAGATGGTAACCGTACCAGTAAAGGTAATATTACCAGTTCTGTTTTCAATCTGTGCAAATGTACCAACCTTAAAGTCACCTAGTTCATCAGTACCAGAACAGTAAACACGACCGTAGTTTTCTGATACTTGCTCGTATGCCTCAATCTTGGTTCCACCGTTCTCTGGTAGTGCCTCATATGAAGTACCAGAACCTGCAAATTCCCAGGTGTGGGAAGAAGAGTTAACAATTGAAGGTCTATGTAGAGAAACCTTCAGAGTGGTTCCGTAAGTTGACTGATGATAGTTTACTAGTTCCAGAGGATCGATTTCTTGATCAGTTAATTCATCAACATATCTTGCTGGAGAAGCACCAGTTCCATCTGATAGCGTAACCTTTGCTCCGAAGTCTGGACCAAGTGTTACCGTTGTTGGATCAATAAAGTCGATGAAATATTCTGTTTCTTCATCAATTGAACGATAACCGTCTAGTTTAACAATGTAGTGCTCAAGAGGAGATCTACCTAATTTTGAGATAGTAAATTCAGTTCTTCCAGTTACGGATTCTGTTACAGTATCAACAGTTGCTCTCTGGTATGAAGCGCCTTCTCCATATCCTCTGTCGAAACTATATGCCTCCGCTCTGTATCCAGTTGCTCTTAGAGCATAGATACCAAAGTTTGTAGCAGAGTTAGTGATAGAAGCATAACCACCACTCTCAGAAAGAACACCGTCTTGACAGAAGATAACAAAGACAGAAACCAACTGGGTGTAACCATCATTGATAACTTTATATCCTGTTGCACTACCACCCTGAGAAACGATGGTGAATGCGGATGCAACCATCGATTTACCCTGGTTGGGGAATTCTGCTGTTCCATCTGGGTTTAGACCAGCAAATGGACAGTTTGGTTGCTTAACTTTAGAACCATCAACCAGAGCACCACTACCACCTTTGAATGAAATGATGGAAGAGTTCTGTGTATATGGAGATGCTTCAATGATTGGGAGATCATCATATACCGATCTGATAGTGGCAATGTTGCCTTGTAGGTCAGTAATATAATTATCTGGATAAGTTTCGATACTGGAGGTATCGTATGTAATACCATAAGTTCTATTGGTAGCACCAGCTGCTACAGTTCCATCAAGAATATCTTGAATTGTGTCAAACTCTGTGTTAATTGTAGCAGCTACACCTGCACAATCAGGAGATCCAGTGTCTTCTAGGATTGTTGCATCAGTAAACTGAGGAATTGGAGAAGATGTAGTAGTAAATGTTCTGAGAATATATTCTTCTACAGCGGGACCAATACCACCAATATCGGTGACTGCCATTCCATTAGTAAATTCTTCACCGACATTGAAGTAGTTGAATACTGTCGATCCTAGTGTTGGTAAAGTGTGAGTTGGTACTGAGAAATTGGCACTATAGAGTGAGGAATTACTAACCCTCACATTGGTCATCTTACCATCAGCGAATACGCTACCAGCAAGATTATTTCTACCAATCAACAGATAAGTAGCAAACGCAGCATAATCAGTGCTCCATGTCCAGTTTCCTGCCAGTACACCATCTAGATAAATTCTAGCTTGGTTTGTTCCAGTTCCATCTCTAGTTACTACAACATGGTGCCATTCATCTTTAGTGATTGTAACTGGGAAGTTAGTAACAACTCCCCCGCCAGCCCAGAAACCAATGTTAGTTTCGCTAAAGAAGAAGTTGAAGTTGTCGTTGCTTGAACCAAATACTTCGAATGCATCTTCTGTAGTTCCAGAGTTGGTGCTATCCCAATAGCACCATGCTTCTGCGGTGATTGCTCCAGTTCCAAATGACAGAGTAGAATCTGCAGTTACGCGAACATAATCGTCTACGTCATCAAATGTCTTGACCTTTGTATTAAATCCTAGACCATCGCTCCAATTACGCATTGCTGCGATAGATAGAGTTCTTGTCTCGTTAAATGCGTATACAGTTTCGTCTCTTTGTGCTTCTGGAATTCCAGTAAGATCGGAACCACTGAAGTATGCTTCTGCTGCTTCGACAACACCAGCATTTCCGCCCAAGCACAAGTCTCGTACTAGACCAGAGAGAATATATCCAATATCTCTACGGCACTTTCTCTCATTGATGTCATCAAGACCTAAAGATGGATACTGAACTTTGGTGTTTAGATATGCTTGATCTGCAATAAGATCTTTGTTTCTTGCAATCAGATATGCAGCATCTAGATATGTTCCACTAGTGTTATTTGTTACAACATCAACAAAAAGATATACAAGTGTATCAATAGCAGATGCTACGTTTGCACAGGCAGGAGATGCCGTATCATCGATGACTGTTGGATCGATATATGGAATTAGACTTGTATATGATGCTGCATATAGAGTATCTGCTGGAGTTCCATTTCCAGTTCTCCATTTACGCATCGCGTAAATCATTAACTCACGAGCATATTCAAATGCACGTACAGTTTGAATAATCTCACCATCTACATATGTAATTTGAGCATTAGCAATATACTTCTCAGCAGCTCTGATTGTATGAATATTGCTACCAAATTCCAAGTCCTGTAGAATAGCATTGATGAAGTGTCCAACGTCACGCTTACACTTGTCATCACTTACTGGAATACTAAAACTTGGATAGATTTTTTGACCTAAAGAACACTCAAGGAGTAGATTTTCAATCTTTACAGTTTCGTCTTCTGCGATAGTAACTAATTGATCTAGTGTTAATGTCGCTTCTCCAGTAGAGAAATTATCCCAAACAAAATTGTCTACATTATATACAGTGCCACCTACAGTTACAGTACCACCACTAATATAAGTGTGGGTGTATGTAGAAGAACCTAGGTAAATTTTAAAGGTCGTATTTAATCCAACATCAACAACCTCATAAGCAGAGTAGTAGTATTTTGCAAACTCCGCATTAACTCTACCTACTACTTCATCTGCAATATAATCAATATTGTTTCTGATCTGTAAGCAAGCATCTTGGAAACGTCTTGCAACTGGTGTTGCTGGTTCAAATTTGTTTGGTGAGTTTAGTAGAGTGAAAGTTGCCGAATGACAAGCAAATCTTACCTTTGCGTTTGATCCAGGAATATAGTTATCTGTATTTGGATATCCTTCAGCAGCTGGTGCTTTCTTAGGAATTACAAATCTTCTTGCACGACCATCAGCATCTTCTAGAACTTTGTAAATTCTTTGGTATCCATTTAAGAAGGAAAGATCGGGTGCATCAGTTGGCATTCCTGAGATGAAAATTTCATCACCCTCTTTAAAGTCGTGGATATTATTAAATCCAATCAGTGCGTTGGTGTAGAATACAATACCGCCAACATCATCATCTCCACCAAAACCACCAGTGAATGTTCCTTGCTGGGTAAAGTCAAGTCTTACAATAGGTACTTCTCCTCCAGCAGTAGTAGCATAAGCTTCTTCTGTTTGAGTGTTTGAATATACAACTTCACCCTCAGCACGAGTTGATCTAATCTCTCTGGAAGAGAAAGTATATGTGTTTCTTAAGAAAGTAAATTCTGCGGTTCCGAGAGTTACAGCGCCTGTAGTGTGAGTTGGAGCACCAGAAGCTGGTGATGTACCAGCTACAGATACTGTATAAGTGAAATCTGGTGTCCAGACAATATCATTTAATGCATATGCAGTATCGTTTTCAAATTCTTTTGCTCCGATACCACCATATCTGAATACATCTGTCTGAGTAAATGCACCAGCAAGAACTTTAAACAGAGCTGTACCAGTCAGGTGGTGATCTGGTTCGTTAGTATCAGTCTCATCAAAAGTAACTTCTAGAATTTGTCCCAGAGAAGCACCAGAAGAACCTTTAACAAATTGACCAGCTGTTAATTGTGTCAAACCTAGGTTTGAAACGAACGTTGATAAGAATTGCTGGGTTCCAAAATATTGGTGACCAATTGGCCAATCAAGTCCAAAATCTCCGTTTGTATTCAGGTCATATGTGATGCGCTGCTTATCATCAAAGACCATTGCGAAATCCCATGTATGCTGGGATCTGCCATTTACGTCAATATAGTCTCTGTAAGTAACACCAATGACATAGTTCTTATCACCAAACTTGAAGATGTGCTTCTGTGGGTTTGCTGGTCTGATAATTACAAGACGGAGGTTATCACCAACGACAGAAGCATCTGGTGGGATGGAGATTGGGTTATCTTCTGTATAATCTCCACCAGCAACGATGATTGTTTCTTTTACACCAGGAGTTGCCCATGCTAATTGACATGCTCTCTTAATGCTTCTAACAGGAGCAACTGCCGAGCGACCATCGTTAGCATCATTACCAATTTGCTGAGAAACATAGATACGACCACCAACGTCATTCGTTGCTAGGTTAAGGACGTATTCTGTAGTTGCAATTTTATCTGATCTATCTCCTAGTTGTGGAGTAATAGAACGTGGGAAAATACCCGATTCACCAGTTTCGTTATAAAGATATCCATTAGGATCGGTAATTCTGAAACCAATGTGCTTCAGTTGTACAGTTCCAGAAGTTTCGATACCATCATCATGAAGTGGGAGGAGAGTTGCTGTCTGACCATCATTCAACGCTTCATAAACGTTTGATCCAACCCATCTGTAGTCTCCCTTAAACAGAGTTGTTGGAGTTGGCAGCAATTCTATGCCAGTGTTGTTCATGTAGGTCTTGAAGTGCGGACCACGCAATTCAAGGTCTGGAGTGACAAAATTGTCAACGTCTATGTTTAGAATTCTCGCCGTATCAGAAATGATAGACGTGGACGTTCTAATAGCACCGTTAATATCAAGTTCATAGTCAATGGTGTCGAGAACTGCTTCTGCAGTTGCACCACCACCATTACCACCAGTAATTGTTACTGTTGGTGGAGAAAAATATCCACTACCAGAATCGTTGATAGTAATGCCACTAACTTGACCATTAAAGATGGATGCGCTAGCAAGAGCTTGAGCTCCAGTTGGATCATCTGGAGCAGAAATATTTACAGTTGGTTCTAGAGAATATCCAATACCACCATTCGTGACAGTGATTTTTTCAACTCTATTTCCGCTTCTATTAATACCTACACGGGGAAGGTTTGTATTTGGATCAACTTGAGCACGAATAATCTCTACTTCTTGATTTCCACTACCTGATCGCAGTGTGACTTCTTGCTGTCCCAAAATACTGGTTTTATTACCAGTAATTTTTTCCCTATCGGAATTAATCTGAAAGCTCATTTCTTACAGCCTATACCGCGCTTTTATTCTTATCTATTTAGCACTCAGGTCCAATCAACACTTACAATCTGGACATATGCAAACCACCTTACAAGTGGACCAACTCCATTTTTTGTAGCAGCATAACTAAATTTGTAAGTAGCACCAGCTGTATATGGAACAATGCTCCATTCCTCACCAGATGGAACACTGTCTTTGATTGTAGTTGTCATAGTTGAGAGTTCTACGACATCTCCAGATCCGTCACATGTTACTGCACTTTCCAATTTGAGTGTTAATAATCCAGCACCAGTAGCATTAACTGCAGCAACATAGGTATTGATAAAGTTTAAAGAATTTTGTCTTAAGTCAATTGATCTGGCAACAGTATCTAAAGACAAAATAATTGTATCTGTTCCTGTTAAAACATAATTTGTTGTTCTAGCATTGTCAAAATTGCTATTCTTTACTTCTAGAGAATTTACATTTAGTAGATTTCTCTCGAAATCAACAACAGTTGTTGTATCTACTGATAGACCACCAAGGGTCTCGAAAGTTTTTAAGTCTGCCATTTTACTTTTTAATTACGCGAGAAACTACTGTAATATTTACAACGTGGGTATTTGATACGGAAGAGTTTAGTGAAAAATTAAAACGAACATTACCCTGAACATTGAAATCCAAGGTGTAATCAATTAATCCTCCACCTGTTTGAACCGTTCCAATTTCTGTAAAGAAAATATCTGGTCCATTATCAATAACAGATAGTTCAATAAACTCTTTATTCCCTGTTGTAGTATTGTGGACAACAACTTCAACACGAGAAGACCTGTCAGATCCAGGATCATATAGAACTGTAGCGCCAGATTCAGTTCCTCCTTTTGTCAGTTCTGTAACTGCTGTAACAATTTTATACTTAGCAATCTCAATAGCAGAAAGATCTTTGTCAAAAACTTTAACGCCATCAAAGACGCCAGATCCAAATCCAACATTCAAATAAACATCACCCAGATCATCCAATCTCAATACGGGATCTACGTTTAATCCAGTAGACAGAGCAAGGTCAAGATACTGCTTTGAAGTGCTCAATACACTTCTATCTAGATTTGTATTGTCAATAGTTGTTGCACTGTTATCTAATGTAAATGTGCTAGTTGTAATCTCAAGACTATTATCAAATGGAGTTGTAATAGTATTAATACCTTCAAATCTCAATTCGGTCTCTGTAACATTTAATGTATTGACATTATTGTTATAGAAGTACAGAATGTTCTCATTAGCACCAGGAGATGTTTCTGGAATAATATAAGTATTTTGATCTACGTCTTTGACACCACCAAGAGATCCCCACTGAGCACCATTGAAACCTTCGAAGTTTTGGTTGGTTGTATTGTAGCGAATAGATCCAGTGGAAGCAGAACCTTTATCATTTTCACTTCCAACTGGAATTACCAGTGAAGTAACAGTATCAATAACAACTTTCTTACCAGTATTTGGTTTTAATAGAAGATCACTAGTATCTGTAGAGATAATATTTTGTCTAAGTCGCAAATCTCCATTGATTGACAGTGGAAGAGTATCAACCGTAGAACCAACTTTCAAAGTTGCAATTTCCGAGAACAGTAGATCTTTTACTGCGGTGACGTGCCATCTGAGAGTAGCAGATCCATTTGTGAAGTCATTTCCAGATGTATCGGAAGGTTCATTTCCAGAAGTTGCTGTTGTTCCAGTAGATACTACAAAATAAATGCTCGATGCATATTTTAAATACTCTCCAGCAGTAACAAGTGTATTTGCTCTCCAATCACTATAAGCAGGAGCTGCAGTATTTAAAGATCTGATGGCATCTGCATTCATGAATTCCATCCAGTCTTTTGTTAGTCTAAGACTGAGAACGTCATCATTATAGAACCAAAGTTTATTGTCATTAGCACCTACACTTTCTTCTGCAAGAATATATGTGTTGCCATCAATATCTCTAACTCCGCCAAGAGATGACCAAGATGTCGTAGTGGTGGAGTATCCTTCATACTGATTTGTTTGGGTGTTAAATCTAATAGCACCGTCATCTACAATTCCAGGTCCAGGTCTATCAGTATTATTACCAGAAGGAATAATTAGAGCAGTTGTTCCATTTACTTTAGCAACTCTATTTGCTGCTGGACTTAACTCAATATCCGTTGCCGTAGCTGAGCTGATCTCAGCACTACTGATAAACAATGCATCATTAGAATTAAACTGGTTTAATGTTTTAATCTCTCCAGTAGTTTGAATTTTTCCAGTTATTGCTGTAATTTCGATAGTATCACCAATGTCTACATTGGTATCTAAAGTAAAATTATCAGCAGTTAATGTAATTGTATTTCCAGTATCTGCAGATGTAATATTAGTTACTTGCAAAGATGGAGATACTACAGTATTAGATTCTAAAGTTTGTTGGATAGTTGCATTAGTAATGGTCGCCTCGTCGCCAATAAATTCTAATGCTCTAAATTCTCCATTAGTTACATTACTTGATATTACATCTGTTGTTTGTAGAATTGCTACGGTGAAATTAAATCCAGATCCAAAAACTTTTGGATTATTTGAATCGATAGTTAAAACACCCTCTGCATTATCTTCTCCGCCAAGATCATTAATTCCGTTAGCATCGAAGTAATATAACGTTGGAGTTTCATCGGTAACTTTTAATGTTACTGTTCCAACATCGGAAGAAACTCCATCTGTATAAGTAAAACCAGTAAATGATACTGTAATTCCCCCAGAAGTAAGTGGAGTTTTAGTTAAAGTTACAGTGGTGGCGTCATCTACACTTAAAACTCTAGTATCTGGGATTAAAGCTCCTCCATCACTCAAAACTTCAACAACCAACATTCCAGGTAGAATTCCAACTGTACTTGATACTGTTATTTGTGGACTTGATGAAGATAACGTTGTGGTTAAATTTGTAATCGCACTTGGAGGATTTGGTCCATCCCTAAACTCAGAGAAAGCTAGTCCATGTGCATCGTTGGTAGTGTCGCTAACATCAAACTGATATGAGTTTCCAGCATATAAAGTTAAATTTGGTGTTAATTGATCGTCAAAGAAATAGCGATATGTAATACCACTAGCACTATCAACAGTGTACTGAGTTGCACTTCCAATTTTTACAATAACATCTCCATCAGAAATTCCACTAGAATCAACTAAAATAGAATTTACAAATCCGCCACTTTCTGAAATTCTGTATACTTCTAAATCTGTAGATTCTGTAACAGTGTCTACAAAAAATTCTATGTCATCTGCAGGGGTTGCACCGCCAACAGATGTTCCTAAAATTGTAATTGGATCTCCTTGTGCATAATTTGTACCAGATGTATCAATAGTCCAATTACTTAATGCTCCGATTGAATCTCTAGTAAGAGTAACAGTTAATCCAGTACCACTGCCACCAACAACAGAAACGCCAGCATATATTGCATCTTCTTGACCCGCTAGTGTTGTTCCAGAATTTGAAGGGGAAATAGATGTTACTTGACCATCTGGTTGTTTTACAAATCCACCGACAGAAAATGTCCCTGCTGCATAAGTCGATGCAGGGAATTCTAGAGTTTGTAAAGTTTTGACAGTTACGATAATTACATTTGGTTGAACCAAATCTGTTGGGTCAACTGAAATTATATCACCAACAGTATATCCAACACCACCATCTGCAAGAATGAATTCATCAACAACTCCAAGAGCGTCGATGGTAAAAGTTAATGGAGTTGTTGGGGTTCCATAAGGTGGAGCAAAACTTAAAGTTAGAGATCCTGATTGTGTTGGAGTTGTGGATAAAATTAACGTTGTCTCATCGACGACAGAAAATACTGTAGTTCCAGCGGGAATTGATCCAGTTCCGCCAGTTTGTGTAACAAAAGAACCAGCAAGAATACCAGTTGTAGAACTGACAGTAATTTCTGAAGAATTTCCCGCTGGTTGAAAATCTAAAGTTGCTGAACCGTCAGAGATTGGAGAAGCAGACAATGTGAGGGTTGTTGGACCATCTACTGATGCAACTGTTGTCTCTGGTGCTAATTGTCCTGGATCTGTGCCTCCACCAAAAACCTGCATTCCTTGTAGAATACCAGTTGTTGATGAAACAGTAATTTGAGTGCTAGAAGTGCTTAAAACTGTCGCAAGTCCTATAACAGAAGCTGTTACCGTAGTTGTTAATCCACTAACACCAGTTGGGAGAGTTAATTGATCTCCAACTTGATATCCAGATCCTTTTGTTATGAAATTAAATCCTATAGGAATGCCAGGAGAATTTGAAACTGTAAAGGTAAAGTTTGATCCTCCGCCACCACCTAGGTCTACATCATTAGCAGATAACTCATCTTGAGGAGAATAACCAGAACCACTAGCGGTTAGCGTTACATTGTCAATCGTTCCATTATATGATAGAGATGAAACAGTATACAAAAATCCAGAACCATTTCCAGTTGCATTTGGATCAATTGTAAATGTATCTGTAGCTTTATAATTAGATCCTGTGCTAACAAAAGTTAAATCCGTGATATTACCACTGGCATCAACTTCGATATCAACAAGTGCATATCTTCCATAGATACCTGTTGTTCCTGTGCCAACGGTAAGTTGACCAGACATTCCTGGATGATTTTGACAATCATATTCATATGTTCCAGTGGGAGCAACATCACTAATAATTAGATCTACAAAAGCACCAGCATTTCCAGCAGTTCCACTGTATAAAGCTACAAATTCAGAACCTATAAAATCTCCATTTGTTTGTTTAAAGACAAGAATATGCCCAGCATTTGTAGGATCGGAAACATCAAACCTATAACTGTTTGCTTTATTAACAGTAATTGATGCACTCGGTGTGCCATCAATAATAAAATTACTGGTTCCGTTTGCCGTCACAACAAAAGTTTGTGCAGGCGTATTAAAAACAGTTACATTAGTATAAGACCCAGTTGCGTATCCACTTCCAGCGTTTGTAATACTACCGTTTATAACTACGTCACCAACTACAGTGATTTCAGCTTCTGCTCCGCTACCAGTTCCTCCAGTAAGTGGAACATCTTGATAAAACCCAGGAACATATCCAGATCCAGCATTAGTAATCTGTCCCTCAATTCCAGGAACGGAAAACTCAGCTTCTGCTCCAGTTCCAGCTCCCCCAGCCATTAAAATGCTCGTATAATCTCCTTCAATATATCCAGATCCAGTAACTAAAGTTCCATCAAATGCCGTTACTGAGAAATTGGCAATAGCTCCAGAACCAGTTCCTCCAGTTAAAAGAATATCGCCATAAGATCCAGTATCATAATTTTGACCAAAACTATTGAATGTAATACCAGTATCTGAAATTTTTTCTTGTCTAATATTTACATCTTTGTAAAATAAGACATCCAAAGAAGTAATATCAAATATTTTTTTAGATGAAGAAACATAACCAATAGTTCCTGTTCTTGGTTTATAGAAACCAAGCGTAGCATCGCTATCGAATGCTAGAGATGGAGCTGTCTGTGTACCATCTCCAAGCTTAATATTTCCCGCTGCGAGGTCACTACCACCAGAGGTAACATTAAAAAGTTGATCACCAATTTGATTGATCTTGATCCTTTGCTGTTCAAAGGTATCGGTTCTTGCGACGTTAACTGCTGGCATTTTTGATTAACTCTCTCAGTAGTGATTTTATTTCAGAGATTTCATTCTTCAACATATTTATGTCTTCTAACGCGGAACCTAGCTGTTTTGACTTACGTCTTGCAGCAATGGCAGAATCGTCCTGATTGATGATAGCACCTGTGTTCTCGTCTCTTACGAGACCGTCATGCCCAAGAACCTTGATGTAAGACATGTGCGGAAATTAGAAAGAAGCAACAGCACGAATATCTTGAACTTTTGGTACATATGAAGGATCTACAGTCTTCATTACAATCTTGATTGCGAATGAAGAAAACTCTGGTAGATCTGCGACACTATACTTAAGTTCTTGATATGAAGATTGCTTCTCAACAATTCCAGAAATGCTATTTTCGCTAGTTGCAATTTCAACTGTATCTGGATTACCATCAACATTGAAGTATTCCCAATCGATATCTTCGAAGTTTTCTTGACTTGATGCCTTTTTAAATCTGTAAAGAACTCTAATATTAGAGATGTCTTTTACATTGGCAGTTAGTCTTACATCAATAGATGATCCAGGATTGCCAATAGCAATTTCCTTAGTTACATACTTAGCAACTGAAGAACCATTCTTAGACAAATCTTCAGAGACAAAATCAATACCGTTAGAATATGTAATCTGACCAATCTCTAGATATGATGCTTCTTCTTCTGGTTGTGTTGGATACTTAACAAAATCACCCACACGGAAGATATCGGATGTTTGCTCCTGTGTAAGAGCATTTCTTGCAAAATCATCATTGTCGGTAATTTTTCCAGTAAAGTCATCATTAATTGGTTGTACATCATTTCTGAGAATAAGTTCCTGTGTTTTATTATTCCAGATAACAGTTTTTCCTGTGATCTTATTATCATAAGATTCTAAAATCACTGCTGGATTTCTTGCTGTAATAGTCGCAGCATCTGCAATGTCGAAGAACAACTCAACTGGGTTAGAATCAACAGTTACGTTTGTCAAACTTTCTTGAGAACCAAGAGCGACACCTTCTCCCTTTTGGAAGAATTGGGCAGTCTTGACACGAACATAAACTACAGCGCCATTTACTCTAGCAATAGTTCCAGAAGCTTTTGTTGTTGCTCCTTTGATTGTCTGACCTTCTACAATTTCAGTTCCACCATTTCCAGCAAGTTGGAATTGATAGACTGGATAGAACTTAATAATTTGATCTTTTCTACCAAATCTATTCTCTTGTCCAGATGCATTTTCAACTCTACTTGAAGATGTCTTCACAGAAGCACTGGAAAGATCAATAATCGGAGAAAGGTGAGATACTGTAGAAGAAAGAACCATCTTGTAATTCAAAGAACTTTGAATGCTGTTGAGAGTTTCGTTAATCTCGGAAGCAATAAGTTTTTGATTTGTGAAATATTGTGGTTCATTTAAGAAAGTTCTTTCATAGTCAGTTTGAGAATAAGATGTATAGTTTGTGGTTGAAGAATCTACGGGAACTACATTAGTTGTCTTTACGTAATTCTCAAGTTTTGTTCCAGTAAATGATAGATATCCAATCTGTGGATATAGAGTTTCAAATTTTCTATTGTGCGTAGCATAGACATTTGATCCACCACCGAAAGAATTGCTGGATGCTTTTGCACTTGACGTAATATTATAAGTATCAATTCCACTATTAGAAATTTTAAATAATGTGCTATTCAAGACATCGGCAGTAACTCCTCCTGTTTCTTTCGCTGATCTGTAGAAAACATAAGATTTTCCACTTTGTTCGAAACCATGGTCTCTGTGAGAAACCTTGACAATAGCGTTATTGTTTTTAAACAATTTAGCAGTTGCGTTTGTGCTTGAGGATGAGTTAGTTTCGAATGGATTGGAATTCAAAAGTTCATATCCTAAGTTGTCATTTTTAACGATCAACTCAGCTGGTCTGCTAATATCAAACTCTGCACGATATAGAGTGAACTTAAGATCTTCAAAGATATCCTCTGTCCAACTCTCAGTGTTCTGCGACTTAAATACTGAACCAAGAGAAGGTTGAGTTGTAATAACAGTGCTAGTAGCAATGTCGGTTGATCCAAGTTTAGATGACCAGATAGCATAATCTGTAGAATCTGTCTCTACTACAAGAGCATATTCGGTATCATTTTGTAGATAAACGGGATATTCGAATGCAAAATTTGTAGGAGTTGTAGAATTCGTAACTCCCTCGCTATCGACCGCTACGCCCATTCTAACTGCTGGGGTATCTATCTCAATGTAAGTTTGAATTTCGCATCCTCCAGCGCCATTTCCGACGCCTTTGACGACGACTGATGGTGCTTCTGTATATCCAAAACCAGAAAGAGCAACCTCTGCATTGTAAATTCTACCACCAGATACTCCAATTGAAGCGGTAGCAGTAGATCCTCCAGGAAGTTGTGGACTTTCGATAGTCAAAATAGCACTATCATAATTTTGACCAGGATTGGTAACTCTTACTTTTGATACTTTTCCGCTATCTTTTGCAATAGTAACTTTGGATGTAGATCCGCCAGTTGCATTTGCTAGAGTTACAGATGGAATAGTCAAATCTTCATTTTGAACAAATGACTTGCCGTTGTGATTGCTAAGAACAAAAGTATAAACCTGCTCGTTGGTCAAGCTGTATCTACCAGAAGATGTGGCAACTAACTCAACATTATTCTTATCGAAGATTTTTAGAATAGGACCAGAAGCAGCAGAACTTACTCCAGTTACATTCTCTCCTTTATATACAGAGACATCGCCATTTGTATAGCACTTAAGGAATGTATTTGGAGATAGAACTTTCTCTGTGCCAGGAATAACATTTTTTCCTGGTTTTTCTGAATCTACATTAGTAATGTATGTCTTGATTGGAATGTTGCTACTCTTCTTGCTAAAGTAAAGATCAACACTAGTTACAAAACATCCACCCTCTAGATTTTCTACCTTAAAGGTTTGTGCTAGTGGGTTAGGTCTTACTGGATTATCGGTGTTGCTTTCAATTAATTGAACACCTTCATTAGACTTGAAGTATGAAGGTCTGGTAGATACGATAGTTCCAGGGTTTTCTGGAAGAATACCAGTTGCATAATACTTGATTTCTGTGTAACTATCTACTTCATCTTTAGGTGCATTTGTGGAGCTAGAAGTAAATCTAAATGTCAAAGTTCCTGAAGTAATAGAAACTTCTTCAGCACTAGTGTCATATGATACAGTATCAATACTTCCAGACCACGTAGCATTTTCTAGTGGTGGATAACCAGCAGGAAGAATGATAAGACCAGATGCATTACCATATTCGTCCGTTGTAATAGGACCGTTGAATGCAGACAGAGAGTTTCCAGCAATTCCAGTAAATCTCAAATCTGGATTTACCCAACGACCAATGTTTCTACCTTCAAGGAATGGATACATCCTTGTGTTTGGTTTCATTCTTCTAATTACATACTTAACTGGTATGCTTCTAGCGAAGAAAGATAGAGAATTAGAAACAAGATTTCCTCTTACCGTCTTTGTCTGTACTCCCTTTCCAATATCATTATTCTGTGGACTGATATTTGAAGAACTGGAAACAGAAGCAGATTGAACTTTTGTAGATGCCTGTTGAGTATTTACTTCTCCAAGTGAATTGATTGAAGTAAATGATGGGGAAGAACCCACCCAGTTGACAATAAAGGAATTATGAATACTTGAGAATGATTCTTTAATATCTTCTTTTGCTAAGAAAATATTGAACAGACTTGTGTTTGTGTCAACTACCAATGGTTCTTCTGTTTGATCATACCATTGATCGATAGATGGAGATAGTTCACCATCACCAACATACTGCAGAACAACGAATGGATTTGGATTGATTGTTGTTGATGCAGAAGAATTTCCAAGCAGAGATAAGTTGGTGTATGGAAGAGTGATCATCTGACCTGTCTTCTTATATCCAGAAACAGATCTTTGATCTTCTCTTACATTTACTTCTACTAGTTTAATTGAATCTTCTTTTGATTGAGGACGTAGAACTGATTGTTGAGGATCGATAGCACATGCATAATCGAGAGAAGTTAGATTTCCAACTTTATGTGCTTCGAAGTTATCAACAAAGAAACCAGACTTAAATCTGTCTAGACCAACTTCATCCTTGACTTGCATGTTAAGAGCTTGCTGCTCAAGGATGCTAAGAGTAGTGTAATACTCAAGACGCTCAATGCGCTTCTCCAACTTACCAATATCGCGCATTGTATAGCGACGATTATCAACTGGAGTAATTCTTACATCCTTGCTTGTCTTAGTATATGCAGGAATATACGCATAGAACAAAGGAACTGCGTCATCAATAGGATCTGGTTTTGATGGATTTAATGAAGAATTTCCTTCTTTGACAATAAATTCACCTTTCTTGTTGAGGAAAACTCCATCAATTCTATCAAGATACTGAATTTGACTGAATGAGAATGTATATTCAATTCCAGCATCAGGTGCTGGAGTGCTTGAAATGACAGCACCTGAACCAGAGAATGAACCTTCGGTAACTTCTAAAATTGATTTGTCTAGGAAACCAGGGATAATAGCATTACTATCAACTTTAGGTCTGAAGTCAATTACATTCTTGAGTTCTACATTACCAAGAACAGGAGAGTTAAAGGATGGGATTTCATCTTCTGGAACTCCAGCTTCATGTAGGTAACTGTCAATGGTAACAAAATCTCCTTGGGAATGAACAAAGTAATCAAATGCGATTACAAGTTGACCTACAGATGCTTCAAATCCTGGTTTTAGAACAAGTCTTGAAACATCATAAACTGTATCTCTTTGTCCATCATCAAAGGTATATCTGTCTGTAACATCTACACCAGTTACGAGATTGCCAGCGGTATCTACTTCTGGTGGCTGCGATGGTGTACCTTCATAAACATAACGTAGTTTGAATACGTCTGAATATGAAATTTTATCAATTACCTCACTATCGTAGTCATTTCCTCTTAATGGAATAACTCTATCACCAGAAGCAGTGACAATAATTCTCTTATTTCTTACAGCAGTCTTAAGTCTTGGTTTTGCGTTAGATACTTCTAGAGTTGCCGTTAACTTAAGTTTGGGGAATGTTCCGTTAGAAGGAATAGTACCAAAATATCCAGAAGGAATTTTCAAATTAATACTACCAGAAGTTAAACCACTAGCAGTATCAGTAGAAGATGAAATCTCAACAGCATCTGCTGGAATATAAACAATATCACCAACAGAAATATCTGGAGCATCACCAGGATTTAAAACGGTGATAATATAATTTTCCTCTGTAAATGCTGCAAATCTTTGTGTGCCGAATGGAAGTTGTGCAGCAAACGTGATGATACCATCACCAGAAGCAGCGGTTGTTACAAAATCTCTACGGAAGTAATACTTGATCTTTGTGTCATCTCCACCTGCAGAAATTTGCTCTACTTGCTTACTGCCAGTTGGGAATAGTAGTGTTCCACCACTAGTATTCTCTGGTCTTGGTCTGAGACGGACAATACTTGTATTAGTAACGTCACCAGGAAGTGCTGTATCTAAATAAATTCTTGTCTTAGCAGAACCCTCTGCTTTCGTTGCATACTGGACAATTGCACGAACTAGATTATTGTCTGCATCGGAGAATTGAATTAGATCACCCTGCTGAACAACACTAGCAGCATCCGCACTAAAACTTGTAGATTCTACAAATAAAGTTCCTTTCTTACCAAAGAATGTATAGTCAGTAACTGCAGTGATATTTGAATATGTTTGGTTATCAACTACGAGATCTGCAGTAAATTTATTAGTTCCACCAGAACCATAAGATCCACCAATAGATTTTACATTTTGTGGAGTATATGTAGTTACAGCATTTCTAACAAGGACTGCACGAACTTCTGCTGCGCCTGCACTATCTGTAGATCCAGTGACAATAATTTCTGGTGGTTGTGAGAACTCAAGACTTCTCAAAAACGCTTGATTGTTGATTGCAACTTTATAAACCTTACCACCGTAGACAGTTGGTTCGAGTTTAGATGAATCATAAGTAACACCATTCAAGAGAATTTCTGCCCCAGCAGAATAACCAGATCCTCTCTCAATGACAACAAAATGGGAAATAGTGTTGTCTTTTGCAATTCTTACTGTATTAGAATCCTCATCTCTAATCGTCTCTCCAGACTTAAAGGTTCCAGATAGAGTTTTAATAAACAAAAGTCTATCGGTTGTATAAACACCAGAAGCTGGTCCTTCTACAACACCATAAGCGCCACTTTCTAGACCAAATACATACTTACCTTCATCAAATCCAGCAGGTACAGTTTCTAATAGAATTCTAGTAAAGAACTGAGGATCGAAATATGAGAAACTAAAAACGCTGTTATAACTTTCTGTTCCGCCACTTAAACGTCCTTTTGAAAGAACAATGTCAGAATCTGAGTTGAAACCAGCTCCTCTTTGTTTGAGGAAGAAATTGCTTGGTTTTACCTTACCAATTACTGGAGTAATGCTAGAACGATAATCTACAACTTCTCCCCAATAGTCAGTATTTGATTGAGCATCTCCATTTGAAAGGAATAGCTTCCTTTTCTTTTCATTGTCTCCCTCATCATACTCTAAGAGGAGATTTTCTAGTTCTGCTTTATTTCCAAAAACGGTAAGCTCTAAAAACTGCTTATTCTCGTTTGGATTAATTCCTGGTCTATTGATAGTAGCAAATGCTAGAGTAGTTAAAGTTCCAATAGATGTTGCTGTGCCAGTTTCACTTCTAGATTTGATAAAGTAAATGGTACTGTAGTCGGTTTGGAAAGTTGCATCTGTAATAGCACCCAGAGCAGGTTGACCATTTAGACCTAAGACATCAATGGTAATAGTTTTGATAGCATCATTAGCAGTAAAAGAAAGACCTCTTCTAGCAATAGTTTGTCTATGATCCGTTACTGCCTCAGTTCCATTCAAACCTACAGATCCATCACCAAAAGTTCCATACAGAAAAACATCTGGATATGCAGTAAGATCTGATCCCTCTTTGTTGAGAGGTACACTTCCAAAAACATTCGTTACAGTAAGAGATGGAAGTCCTTTTGTCTTCAGCGTTACATTATCACTAGTTAGACTTTCTCTTGCTTTGTTGATCTCAAGATACTTAGTCTCTTTGTTGACAATCTCATATCCTTTAATATATGCTTTACCAGGACCAATGCTAGCAACCATTTTTCTGGAAGCTTCCCCAGCAGTATATCCATTGTATAGACCAAATTCATCGGCAGCATAAAGACCTTTGTTTCTGTCTTTTTGTGCCCATTCTCTAATATCAATATCAAAGTTATCTACTACATAATCTCCACTCTCATCAAATGTTCTTCTTGCTAACGTTTGCTCAAGAACACTAAAATCGGTAGGTGAAATTTTTCTTTGTACAACTCCTCTCTTAACTGTGAGAAGCTGAATGAAATTCTTATCTGTGATTGCATTAAGAGCAAACTCTTTGATCTCTAGACTAATTTTAAGTCTGTGTGCTCCAGGTGCAGTGTAGTTGGATGAACCAATTGCATTATCATATAAAGATGCATCCTCTTCTGGGGTTACAATTTCTTCTTTAATTGTAAATCCTACTTTTGCGGATGGTTTGTCATAATATTCTTCAATAACTAAAAGCTGTTCGTCATTACGGACAAAATATCCATTAATAAAATAGATACCTTCCTGAACTTTAACAGCAGATCCATAACCCATTGCTGGACTTTCGAGGGATGTTACCTCTCCAGTGTCTGGGTTTGTGACCTGAATGCTAGTAGGAAGAACGCTACCATCAGTTCCAACAACCAAAAGTGGGGTATTGACACCATCAACAACTTCTAGAGTTTCACCTTGACGGAATGTTGGTTCTGTATTGGAGTTGCCACTATTAATATAACTAACAAAAACAGTATCAGCAGAACTTTCTGTTGCCAATCTTGTAGCTAGAACTGTTCCAATGACCCCAGAAGTAAGACCAACTAGTTGCTGACCAACTAACTGACTGATATCATATTTCTTGTATACAATATCGGTGCCATCAGAAACAGCAACTTCTGATACTGAAGATAACTTTACATAATCTAATTTTGTATTAAGACCTACCTCACCAGGAATTACTTGTTCTCCCTGCTTAAAAGCATATCTACCAAAACTCTCAATTTGGTTTTGAAGAATGGATTGAACTTGAGTTAATTCCCTACCCTGGATAGAGTAACCAGGACGGAATAGAATCTTATAAAAATTCTTACTCGCGTCAAAGTCCTCGTAATAAGGATTTACATTGAGGTTAGTCTTCTGAGGCATCGTACTCCGCCAAATACTAGTATCTAGTCCCTAGTATTTAGTAGAGATAAAAAAAATCCCCCCATTGCTGGGAGGATTTGATAATGTCTGATAAATCAGAATTCGATGACTAGTTTGATGTCTTCAATCTGGTCAGGAGCACGAGTGATGAGACGACGGTTTTCGATGTAGATTACCTCACCAGAATTATTCTTGATGTCTGGTTGAGCAATACCGTCTTGGAATTCTGAACCAAGTAGATTGTTAGTATAGAGAGTAATTGAACCTTGAGCAGTTGATTGCTCGCCAATAACTTGAGCAGAATTGGTATTTGGATCTTCAAATTCTCTCACAACACCACCATCTGAGTGAGCATCATTTGTTTGAATATACTTCAAAACACCGTCAGTAGTAGATCCACCATCTAGTGTCCAAGAAACTACTGTACCCTTTGCAGTACCACCAGTAACGGTCTGAACGATGGTTTCGTCAACCGCATAGTCGGCACTAGCACCAGTAATTCTTAGTGCTTTCAAACCAGATAGTGTGTCATCAATTGCAACAACATCGGTAGATCTCTTAATAGGATCTGCAATGATGCCGATACGACGGAAGTCGTTATCTACAGGGAAGTCACCACCACCCTCAGCATAGGTTAGGCGAATGTTTGTCATTACGCGCTTACCATTAAGTTCTGTTTCATGATCAGAACCATGACCACCAGGAGGAGGAAGGATTGCCTCAACAGAAGCATTTCCGTTATAAGCAGGACCGCTATATGCGGTTGATAATGCAGGATCAGTGAAAAGACTGCCTAGTAGAATGTTTGCGTAGGTATAACCTGATCCGCGAGCAGCAACGCTAGCAGAAGTAATAGTTCCACTACCGCCAGTTACAATTTGAACAACACCACCAGTTCCATCACCTACAATCGCTGCATATAGTGTTGATGAAGCGGGGAGTGAATTGGTTGTTCCTGCATCTTCAACAACAACGGCGTCAATAGCACCAGCAATTGCTAATGCTTCAACTGCCTGACGTGATGCATTGTTTGGAAGAACAATTGGCATGAAGTCAGAAGAAAGGAACTTCAGAACATCATCGGTTGGAATTGTGTACATATACTTCCAAACATAACCGTTACCAGTTGTCTCTGTATAAAGACCAGTAGCGGCGTCATAGTTAGCACCAGCTACTGATGGTTCTTCGGTTGCATTTTGGTTTGATGTGGGGTCTCCGTTGAAGAGGCACTTGAATACTTCATACTGAGAGTTCATTACATAGAACTTAGCATCAGCAATACTAGTAGCACCAGTTGCGGTTTCTTTACCAATTTGACCACCGCCACCTGGGGTTGCTGAATAATCTGGTTTCCACATATCGTAAACTGGGTTTACTTGAATATCCCAGTTATAACGACGAATGACAGTTCTAGCAAATGCACTAGTAATACGTTTTGCAGCAATCAACTCGTCATAGAGATTAATCTTCTCTCTTTGGTTGTCTAGAGGAAGTGGGGGAATGTTCTCATCACCATAACGATAGACACCTGCTTTTGCTTGAGCACCAGTGTCAGAACCTGCTTGACCGCCAGTACGGCACTTTAGATCAGCACCAGGACCTGGGGTTGAGTTGATACCATTGCTGCCAAAAACGTCGGTCAGAAGAAGGGCACTTTCATAAACATTGGCAATAGTGGCGCGGAACGTACCAGGATAAGTTCCAACATAAACTTCATCACCAACTGTGAAACCTGTTGTATTTTTGGAGTAGATTTCTAAATATGCTCTCCAAGGTTGTGGACGACCCACAAAGAAATACATTCTAGAACGATCTGGATCAGTTTCAGATGTTCCCTCTGTTAGGGATTCTAGGAATTGCTTCGCGTTAAAAATACGAAACTTATCAGAAATAATAGCAGCCATTGGTTCTTCGTTCCGACGTTGTAGTTTGTGCCTGAGTTATTTATATTTATAGCAATATTTAGGTAATCGAGAATGGAATTATCTCTTGACCATTTGCAATGGTTGTTCCTCCCCTTAGAGCAGAACATCCAGTGAATGAAGTAGATGTCTTACCAGTGTACTCAATTACAACTCCACCACTTGTAAACAAGTATCCTTCATCTGGGAAATGTGTTGTGTCTACAACAATAATAGTTCCAGCAATAGTTCCCGATGATGAAGTTATGGTGACTGGACTTTGAATAGAAGGAGGCATTAAGTTAAAGTATTCGCCACTAATTGTATAACTAGAATTAGATCTTTCAGAAAAATCTCTAATTGTTACAGCTGGGAAATAAGTGTCGAATTCTAAGATTGATAATCCAGACACATCAGCAAATCCATCATCAAAGATACCATCGAAGTGACCAATTCTGTGTCCAGCATTAGTCTTTGTGTAATTGCCAATATATTCAGATGTTCCTGTATACAAGCTATTTGTAATTACTTGTTCGGTAGTATCTCTCCTGGTTACATAATATTTTCCATCAGATGCTGTAACAAGATCTACGAAATTGCCATTTCTTTGCTCCAATGGATCCGAGATGAAGACAGTCTCTTCATATCTGTCAATTACTCCTCCAGGTGGTGGAATAATCAATACTTCCAATGCTTCTCTTGTTATCGAGAAATCTGCTGGTGAAGAAATTTGTCTTTGTGTAGTTCTCTCAACACCACCCGCAGTAGACGATGCACTGACCATAGAGACATCGCTTTCGCTCTGAACCTCTACAACTCCACCAAATGCTACAGATACAACATCTGGGATTTGTCTTAGGAATGTTCCTGCTGCCCAGAATTGCGGAGTTGTTCCTTTCTCGCCTCTCTCTACTCTCAAGAAACGATCAGAGATCTTCTTAGGATACCTGACGGTCTCATTACCAATTAAGAGAAGTCCGAAGTTATCGAACTTGGTAGTATCTGCAATGTATACGACAGTATCTGTAGGATCAAGATCGACCTGTAGATATGCGCCAACCTCATAGAAGTTGACATTAGACAACGCATCGTTAGGAATTAAGTTCTCTAGGGTAGTTGTAATTAATCTACTTACTGTAGAAACAGAGTTGACAGATACAATATCTTGAACTTCTGCTGTAACAACAGTAGCTTCGTAGAATGTATCAATGACTTGTACTTCATCAGCAGAAGTTCCTGTTTCACTAAAGACCTCTACATAATCTCTCTTAGGATCGAGAGTTCCTCCAATAGAGAATACTTCGATTTCATCTGGAGTTAGTTGTCTCTGAATATCAATAGATGCCTCATTTGGTTCTCCAAATGTAACACTAGAAATGCTATCGATTGCTTGAAGACCAGCATCACTAATAGTATCAATAGTAGATACGGCAGTCATACCAAATCCAGAAACAATCGGGCTCATTCTGAGATTAATCAGAGAAACGCCAATATCTCTTTCTGTAAGAATTTCAAATCTTCTTGAAACAACTACGCGAGGTGCTTCTGTATAACCAGATCCACCATCAATAAGATCAACGCTAATTACTTGACCTCTTAAACCATCAACAATAACAGCAGCTTTTGCGCCACCACCCTCACCATTTTCAGGAATAAATTTCAATACTGGGGGAGTGAAGTATTGATATGCCGTTGGTTGGGTTATTGGTTCATAACTACGTTGGTTCCATGTCAATGAAACAACAGAACCATTTTCAATATTTGCAATTACAGATAGTCCCTCTCCACGAGTAACACCAGTATAAGATTCTACTGATACTGCACCGAAGATATCATCGGTAAGCATCTCGCCGTCTCTGCCATCTTTACTCGTAACTACTTCGGGAAGTCTCTTAATTTCTCTAAACTTATCTTCTCCTTCTACACGGATTTTATCTCCATTAGAAAGGTACAAGAAGGGATTTCTATAAGACTTACCAATTACAGTTCCTGCCCAAATACCATTGGTATCTTGAAGGAGTTTTCTTCCAACATCATCAGTGTTATACACTAATGCAGTGTTGGTGTAATTTGAAATTGTATAAGTTAAAGCATAGTATCCTTTAACACCAAAGATGATGGGCAATCCATCTATAATAGCACCATTGTGAGATCTTACATCCCAATTCATAGTACCATCTGATGCAACAAACAAGTTACTTACATTACCAATGACATTATAAGTTCCATCTGCTTTTAACTGCCAACAATCAATTGGAAGACCTACTTTATCTCCCATCCAGAAATACTTCGAATATAAATCGCTTTCTACTGATGGTACACCTTCAATACTAAATCTAGCAACGGCGTAATAAGTATCTGGAGCAAAGTCATAGATATTTAAGATTTGTCCAACATCTCTACCATAGAGATATCTCATATCAATCTTCATATCCTTAAGAATAGGAACATTGAAATAAATGTTTGGACCAGATATTCTATATGAATATCCTCTTCTTTGAAGAACACCGTCCAAAAATACATAAAGGTTATCTTGAGATTCTACAGATTGAACAGTATTATCTTCTACATCTAGAATTAGGAACGGACCAGATTTTACTTCGTCAACCAAATCATAATCAATGGTAAGTCTCTTATAATTACCAACACCAACACCAACAACTTTTTCTACTGCCGTTGGTTCTCCAATACTCTTGGCACTAAAATCTTGATCCCAAATTGGAGCAACATCAAATTTAATTCGGTTTGGAATTACAGACTTATCAATAAAATATGCATCAGATGGGGGATATTCTTCCGAATACTTTGATCTTTGAAGAACCGCATTTAAAGACAAGAATAGATTTTCATCTTGTTCTAAGATAACATTGGATCCATCATCCCAGAACAATTCGAACTCTTTTGTTTCTCCATCAACATAGTCTGGCAACGTTTTTCCTACGGATTGCTGCTGCAAGATAGTGTCAACATTATCATATAAAGAATCTAGAGACGAAATTACATCGTTGCACTCTTGACTGAGTAGTAGAGGATCATTAATGATGTTGTAATTTGAATATGTAAGTTTTTTCGACCAGTTACCTTCTTTATTTGGATTTTGAGTAGATACTTCTACAAGACCCTTTCCTTCTGAAAGAATAGTATCGACAATGCTATTGAAATTGTCTAAGGCACTCTCAACTTCTATGCAATATGGAAGTTGAGTATCAATGAGAATACTGTTGTCAACTACAGGAGAAATAGAAGTATAGGTTCCAGCACCGAGAGTATTTCTCATTGCTTGGATCATTAAGTCTTTTGCATATTCAAATGCAGCGAGACTTTCTGTTAGTTCGTTGTTGATGAATAGTAAGTTCTCAGATTCTGGATATTTTGCTTTTACATAATATAATTGTCCAAATTCAACAATCTTTTGATTGCCACCAAAGCGAAGGTGGTAAACATAAGCATCTACTAAGAAACCTAGATCTCTCTGACACTTAGCACCTTTTGAATTCCAATCAATACCAGGATAAGTTGCTTCTGCCCATCCAATTGTTTCCTCTTGGATGTATGCCTTATTTGCTTCGATTAAATTGGCAGCATCATAGAACGTTCCATTATTAATGCCACTCCAAGAGAATGTCGCCTGATCTGCACCAGAGAATGACAGTGGAGCAGTAACAGTAATGCCAGGAGGAACTTCATATGTGTCACCAGGAGCGACAGCACCCGTATCAGTTGGAATAGAACCACCAGTTGATGTTCCACTTAACAAGGTAGTTCCTGCTGGAGCACCACCGCTGCCACCAGAGTTTGCCAAAGCACCATTGTTAAGTGTTACTTGAGTATCACTATCAATGGAAACAACATGGGTTCCAACAGGATATGCTCTGCCAGAACTTACAAACATTCCAATAGCAATATTGGAAGTGTCTGTAATCGTCATTTGTCGAGAACCTTGAATGTAGCTAACTGATGTATCTACATAATCCCAATTTCTGACAGCAAGTTTTGCTAGGCGTGTGGCATAACTAAAGATATCTCTAGTTTCTGTTCTATTATTTTGAATATAAAGATAATCATCATCTTCGTTGAAAATTGATGTATAGTCAACGGTCTTTACATTTCCACCAAATCTTAAATCATGCTCATATGCTTCAAGAACAGATCTCAAGTTTTCTTCATAATCATCTCTCTTGGTGCTCCAATCTAAAGATGGATAAGTCTCTCTTCCATATTCAACAGTTTCTTCTACAATAAATTCTCTATTCCTTTCTACCTGATTAGCAGCATCTAACCATCTTCCATTTCTTTGGAAAATATTTCTAATCTTTTTAAAATATCTGTTGTTATACTGATTGTCTTTGAATGCTACGTATTTGCCATAGAAAGTAACTCCTTTGTAAGAAGTAACATCTGTCTGTCCTTCGCCAGTTTGTTTTTGATATGGACCAAGAGGAGGTTGACTAAAGATAATATTATCACCAGAAACTGTATAAGAAACTCCTGGATCTTGAAGAACACCATCTAAACTAATGATAAGATTTTTCTCATCATATGGAGTGAATGGAACATTCAAATCATTTAGTAGTTGGAAAGTTGTAGTTCCTTGTAACCTACCATCAGTATCATAGTATCCATCAAATGGCGCAGCAAGAGTAACCTCAAATGCACGCATTTCATTGAAATTGAATTCTGTAGTAGATGCAGAACCAACTGCTTTACGAATTCTTTGATTTTCTACTTTTTGAATAGACTGTGTAACAACCCTTGTAGTATTCTCTACAGTAATTCTATTCTTTTCGGGATCCCAAAGTTGAATAACACTGAAGTGAGATGCTTTTGGCATCTCTTCTGGCATTGTGGTGGCAGCTTCAGTTTCGATGTCTACTTGACCAAACAGTTTAAATCCTGCTGGGTGTGTAGTTGACTTGATAAGTTCTCGCCACTGATCAATTGGTGTCTTAGATTTTACAACATACGAATAATCTTGGTAGAAGAAACTATCTAAGATCTTCTGATTTGAATTGCCAATCCTACCTCTATCAGATTTAAAGTAACCAATGTTGTCATAGAAACTACTGATCTTGTCAGTAAATGTTGTCACAAAAACAGCATTGACAATTCCAGTTGCTGGATTTGTTAAAGTAGATCTGATTTCTAGATTTTCTCTAACTTTACCCTGAGCATTCTTAATTTTAAGTAGATTTGATCCTTCTCTCCATTCAACTACTGTTGCTCTAAAAACTTCTTGATTTCCAATTCTTTGTACAACAACTTCACCGTTTTGGAAATCTCCATTGACAGAAGACAAATTCAAAACAAGATTTGAACTAAACGTAGAAGATACTGTTTTGTCTAAGTGATATGCTCCTCCATTGTTGACGATGGTGATACTTCTTGGAATGCCAATGGTGGCGCTTTCTGCGTATGCTTCAACTTCGCCTTCAACAATCTCAATCTCTGGTTTGTATGTAAAACTTCTACCAGGATTTTTTACGGTGATTGAGAAAATCTCTCCGTTTCTTACAATAATATCAAACTCAGCATTTACTCCATCGCCATCTGTAATGACAATCTTTGGATTGACATAATTAGAACCTCTTTCAGTTATATTAACACCAGTAATTAAATTTAAATTAGTATCAAATAAAACGGTAGCATATGCTTTAAAATCTGGATTTGGATCTACTCCTTGAATTACAGGAACTTTTTTATAATTCAATCCGAGGTTGGTAATTGAGTATTCGTTAATTTCTCCAATAGCAAATTGACCACTTGTTGTATACTGGATAGATCCAGAACCATCCCATAGTGGTTCACTGGAAATATCATATACAAATCTATTAGATGTTACATAGTTGATTGTTTTTGTTCCTTGTAGGGGATCTGTGATGACCTTTAGGAAAGATCCATCAGAATTTACTACACCCTTTCTATCATAATAGTAGAAATTGGTGAAATTAGTTCCTGTTTTTGTTTGATATGTGTTCTGAGTTAATCTGGGACCAAATCCAAACTTAACATCAGTAAATGCTCCAACACTTCCAGGAAGAATATTGGAAGCAGTTTTTTCTAGAGTTTCTAAATTTAAACTTCTACTTGGAGACATATCAAAATATGTTCCAGTCAAACTAGAATGTGAGGTATCAAATACGTACCTATAATACTCTTGAACATTAATATTAGGATTTTTAGTAAAAGTAACGTTATCTTCTGAGAATTCAAACTTATAATCAACTTCACTGGCAGATCTAACTTTTACTAATCTGGAAGGTGTGCTGCTATCAAAGAAACCAGAACTTAAATTCACAGAGTTTGCGCTTTCCAGTAAAGTTCCATAATCATAGACAATGACAATTTTTTGAGTTTCTCTATCATAAGATTGAATATATCCTGAGTTATTCCCAGAGAAAATCTGGTAATTAGGATCAAAATTGTATCTTGGATTGTATAGAGATACTTGCTGACCGTTATAATGATCAACTTGTTTTGTTCCTTCTTTACCCGTCAAAACAGTAAGAGCATTACCATCGATTGAACTAATCTCTAAAACTTCATTGCCGATAGAAATCAAATCTCCCTCGGAATATTTTGTACCATCTTTAACTTTTAGAATTGACGCTCCAGAGGCAAATCCAACATGATCAACATAAACTACTAATCTCATTGTTCCGAGAGAAGCAGTAGATCTTACTAAACTCTCATCATCAACACCAAGGTAATCTGCCTTGCTGTATCCAGATCCTTTCTCTTGAATTTGTAAAGATGACACAACTCCTGCATCAGACACAACAATAATAGCAGTAGCACCAGATCCACTTCCTCCAGTTAATGGCACATTACTATAAGTTCCTGGAGTATACTCAGCTCCACCATTTAAAATTTGAAATCTTCCAACACCAGTATCATCAATTTCCGTTTCAGCAGTTGGCGCAATAAGTGTTGCTTCTTGATATAGACGCTTTCTTAGATAATAAGTCTTTGTTTTGGTGGTATCATCTGGATTAATATCAACCGTTACTTTATCACCAATACCGAGACCATGTGGAGTTGCTGTTTCAACCAAAGCAACACTTTGATTAACTTCGAATGGTTCTAAGTTATCGCTTAAGGATGTAAGGGTTACAATTCTAGATCCTACAGTATTGAAAAGATTTGAAGATCTCAGGAAGTAATCATCATCAATTATCCAATTACTTGGCAAATCTGTTCCAGCAGGATATCCGTCTTCTTCTGTTAGATTTACTACTTTAATAGTAACAACATTTTGACGATTTGTGCTTTCTAGTATTTCTGCTGCAGCAATTGGCAAGTCTATGCCGTTTGTCAGTTGCAGTCTTGCTCCTTCTGTATAGGAACTATCTTGATCTAGAAGAAGAGAGAATGTCTTAATATCAGCGGAGAAAGTTCCAGTATTATCAAATTCTCCTACAACCTCTTTCAGAACAATTACGTTGTCATTTGCTACAGTACCAATAATCGTTCCCCTAGCTCCAGAGGATGGTTGTCTTAACGTATCATCACCAAACAAGAACGCTGTTTGAATTGTTGTAAGTCTTACAACTTTATCTTCTTTACTTTGAAGATAATTAATTTGTTTTCCTTTGACAGATGAGACTTTTGCTTCTACCTTATCGCCTTCTGTTCCTCTATTATCAAAGTATACTTTCGAATTTACAGAAAAATTATTAGAAGAACTTACAGAATTAATACTATCTACTGTACCAGAAGAAATTTCAGAAATACTGGCAATTAATCCCTCACCATTTCTGGACATTCCTGGAGTATAAAGTCTCTTAGCATTTTTTGGAATATCATTTTGATTAATTGGAGAATTGTAATTACTATCCACTGGCAATGAATAGAAATTCTCTCCTATGATATAAGGGAACTTAGGTGTTTGATTTGCATCAATAGTGATGAAGTAAGCATAGGTTCCTTCTGGAAAATCTGGAGTAATACAAAATCTTCCATTATTTTGATCTAAAGATCCACTACGATGAACATACTGATAGTCATTAACAAAAGTCCCTAAAGGATATCTGTTAACGGCTGGACCACCAGTTCTGGTATTCTTTATAGAATAACTAGAAGTCATTCTAACAATAGCAGATTGTGGATCTAATGGATTTTGATGACCAAAGGGACCGTAGATTGGGTTGCCATCATATGCAAATCCAATGATTGGTGAGTGAGTTTTAGTTGCTGGTTCAGTTCCAGCGTTGTTTAAGTTGTCATTGAGAGCAACTCTAAGTGCTTTGGGGTTGGCAACGTAACCATAACCATATTCCAGAACGCTATTGTAGTTCTGGAAAATGTATCCGTTGTCAGTATCTAGATCGCCTTCTAACTTTCTAAATCTATTATAGTTCCATTCTTTCAAGAAAGGTGTGCCAGAGGCACCTTCTCCAACAGCAATAATATCAACTGCGACAGTATCTTGTGTATAGAAATTGCCTTCTTCAATTTTTTCAAAATCA